ACGCTTGGCCAAGGCATGACTTCAGTCTTTGATGCCTTGATTCAAGGATCTGACAACTGGGGTAAAAGTTTGCAGCAAATTGCATCTAAGGTGTTAGTTGATATTGCCAACCAGTTAATCCGCATATTTGTAATTGAGCAAGCTGTAAGCGCAATCAAATCATTTTTGTCGCCGTTTAACCCATCAACACCTTTAGTTGCTGGCGGCGGCATGGTCGGCAAGTTTGGCACTTTTGGCCCTAACTACGGCATCGCTCAGCGTGCCCTAGGAGGCCCTGTAAGCGCCGGCAGCCCGTACCTAGTAGGTGAGCGCGGCCCGGAGCTGTTCATGCCTTCCAGGGGCGGCAGCATCATCCCTAACAACGCCCTAGGCGGTGGCGGTACCAGCGTTGTGGTCAACGTCGATGCAAGCGGCTCCAGTGTTCAAGGTGACCAAGCGCAAAGCCGGCAGCTTGGTATTGCCATATCGTCTGCGGTGCAGGCAGAATTAGTGAAGCAGAAACGACCTGGAGGACTTCTCGCGTAATGGCAACATTCCCTAGCATTGCACCTACCTACGGCGCCCAGAAGACCAGCCAGCCTAAGGTGACGACAGTTCAATACGGCGATGGCTACCAAATGCGTGCTGTTTTCGGGCTGAACCAAAACCCTAAAAGCTGGAGCCTGACATGGGAAATATCAGAAACCGATGCAGATACGATTGAAACATTCCTTGATGCACGCGCTGCGCAAGAATCATTCGACTGGACACCACCAGCAGAAGCGAGCAGCGGTAAATACATCTGCGCGGAATGGAGCAAATCCATCCCATACCTAAACCGTGCAACGCTTCAGGCTACATTTGTGCAGGTATTTGAACCTTAATGGCATACACAGCCTGGGCCAGTGCTACTAGCTATGCCGTTGGCGCCATTGTTCGCGCCAGTACGGTGCAGGATTTTGGCCTGGTGTTTAGGTGCACAACGGCTGGCACGTCAGGCGCCACGCAGCCTGCATGGCCAACGCTGATAGATGGCACGGTTGTCGATGGTAGCGTTACTTGGACAGCGATTAGCGCGGTCTATGAAGACCTCAGCGTGCTGGCACCTAATGCCATCATCGAGCTGTTCCAGTTGCATCTTGACAGTACCTTGCATGGCAGTAGCACGATTTATTACTTCCACAATGGTGTCAATGCAGCGGTAACTGGCAACATCACATGGAATGGCCAAGCGTATGTAAGGCTACCAATTGAGGCTACTGGCTTTGATTATTCCAGCACCGGCACATTACCACGCCCGTCGCTAACTGTTAGCAACATCGGCAGCAGTATTACTGCATTGTTGCTGCAAGTCAACATGATTACCGTAGGCAATGACCTTGGCGGGGCGAAGGTTGTTCGGATTCGTACACTGAAGAAATACCTAGACGGTGAGGCTGGGGCAGATCCGCACGCTAAGTTCCCCGACGAGATCTGGTATGTGGACCGGAAGGCAAATGAAAACCGCGCAGCAGTTGAGTTTGAGCTAGCCAGCAAGTTCGACCTTGCTGGTGTGATGTTGCCACGTCGTCAGATCATCGCTAATGTATGCCAGTGGGCCTATCGTGGCGGTGAGTGCGGCTACAACGGAACTGATTATTATGACATCAACGACAACAAGGTTGCATCAAGCGGCAGTGATGTATGCGGTAAAAGATTGAGCAGTTGCAATGTACGCTTCACACCATTTACGCTTGATGGGTCTGTGACGAATGGCAGCACGTCAATGACCGTCGCGTCGTATTTTAACTTTAACGCAGGGCAAGCTGTCTCTGGGTTGGGCATACCAAGCGGGACCACGATCAGCGCCATCGTTGATGCCACCACGCTGACCTTGAGTCAGGCTGCAACGATGACAACACTAAGCACCAAGACAGGCACTGTATCAACAAGCAATGCAACGGTAGTAGTTTCAAACAACACCGGCATCAGCGTTGGCCAAGTAGTAACTGGAACATATGTGCCAGCGAGCACAACGGTGATAGGCATTGCAAGCACAACGGTAACGCTCAGTAATAGGCCATATTCAATCGCTCGGGCAGGGACTTATGTTCCGACCTTTGAGACCTATTACTACGATCTTGGCAACAACCAAAGCGAAACAATAGTTTTAACCGCTCAGCAAATCAACATAGACACGACGGGTCTATCCGCCGGGATGATTGTATTTGGCAGCAATGGCATCGAGACGACCATCGCATCTGTCGGATCTGGCATCATTTATCTCAATAGCTATGGCGACTTGTATGCTGATACAATTGCCGTCAACTTATACTTCCTGCCAGCATCACCAGGCTCTGCAACCTACACCTTCACATCAAACGCCAAGTACACCTTCCGCACACCGGACACTGCATTACCATTCGGCAGCTTCCCTGGGGCAGGGCTATCACAATGAAGCTAACCGAAACGCTTGAAGCTCAAATCTTAGAGCACGCACAAGCTAAAGACCCACGCGAATGCTGCGGTTTGATCGCAGTGGTCAAAGGTCGCCGCCGTTACTTCCCGTGCCAAAACATTGCCACCACACCGGATGAGCATTTTGTTCTAAGTGGTGAAGACTATGCGCGAGTGGAAGACCAGGGCGAAATCGTGGCCATTGTCCACAGCCACCCTGCTACCAATCCAGCTCCAAGCCAAGCGGATCGCGTCGCCTGTCAGAAGTCAGGCTTGCCATGGGTGATCGTGAATCCCAAGACAGAAGCATGGGGCGATTGCAAGCCCGATAGCTTTGAGCTGCCATACGTTGGCCGCGAGTTCGTCTTCGGTGTGGTTGATTGCTACACGTTATGCCGTGATTGGTACGGCAAAGAGTTTGGCCTGCAACTCAATGATTACGAACGCCGCGATCTGTTCTGGGAACGTGGCGAGAATCTATACGTTGATAACTTCCACCGCGAAGGGTTTCGCAAAATCCCGTTTGAAGAGTTGCAATATGGTGATGCTTTGCTGATGCAGCTTGGATCTAACCTACCAAATCACGCGGCAATCTACATCGACGACCAGCAGATCCTGCATCACATCCAAGGACGCCTGAGTAGTAGGGACGTTCTTGGGAGCTACTATACTAAGAACACTGCCATGGTCTTGCGGCATGAAAGTCGTTAAGGTCTACGGCGCCCTCCGCAAACGGCTAGGGCAATGCCGCTTCCAGTTCGAGGCTGATACGCCTGCTCAGGCCATCAAGGCATTGTGCGCCAACTTCCCCGGCCTGGACAAGTGGCTGATTGATAGCGAGCAGGATGGCGTCGGCTATCGGGTGACGATCGGCAAGGAGCGGATCGGTGAAGCTGAAGCTGGCGCCTTGCTGCTGCCATGGAGTGAGCGCGACGTGTTCAGCATTACGCCCGTGATCGCGGGTGCTGGTCAGGGTGTGGGGCAGGTACTGGCTGGGATTGGTCTTGTTGCGTTGGCACTAATAAATCCTTTTGGGGCGGCAGCGATTGGGACTCTGGGATTGTCAGCGCCAATTCTTGTCAATACTTTGGTTGGCGCGATTGGCGCCAGCCTTGTGCTGGGCGGCGTCGCTCAAATGCTGTCACCTACCCCAACATTCTCTGGCTTTGAACGCGGCAAAGAAGCGGCACGGCTTGAGTCGTTTACGTTCTCCGGCATCACCAATACGGTGCAGCAGGGAATGCCGGTTCCGATTTGCTATGGTCGGTGCTACATCGGATCTGCTGTGATCAGCAGCGGCCTCGACGTGGATCAACTCGTATGACATACATCCAAGGTTCTGGCGGCGGCGGTGGTGGTGGCGGCGGTAAAGGCGGCGGCGGCGGCAGTGGGCAGTCGTATATCGCAACGGAGTCGGATGATTCGCTCCAGTCAGTCCAATATGGCAGTGTGCTGGATCTGCTAAGTGAAGGCGAAATAGAAGGCATTGAAGGCGGCGCTAAGGGTATCTACCTTGATGGCACACCAATTCAAAGTGCATCTGGAACTGATAACTTCACTGGTTACACAGTTGTTACGCGCAACGGTACGCAAGCGCAAGCGTACATCCCAAACACCAATGGAACAGAACTAGAGAAAGGCGTCAATGTAGAGGCATCATTCACGGCGGCAGTCACTAGGACGGTCACTGATGTTGATGTCGATCGCGTGCGCGTTACAGTGCAGATGCCAGCGTGCCGGACCATTGAAACCAATGGTGACATCACCGGCAACAGCGTCCAGATTGAAATCCAGGTTCAATACAACGGCGGTGGATTCACAACCGTAATCGCGGATACGATCAGTGGCAAGACAACCAACAGCTATCAGCGTGATTACATGCTGACCTTAAGCGGTGCGTTCCCGGTTGACATCCGACTGAAGCGGATCTCGGCTGATGCAATCAGCGCACGCAGTCAGAATAAAACTTTCTTCTACAGCTACACAGAAATCATTGACGAGAAGCTGCGTTATCCCAACAGCGCACTATCGTTCCTGCGATTTGACAGCCGCCAATTCAGTAGTATCCCATCCCGTAAATACTTGGTGCGTGGCATCAAGGTACAGTTGCCAAGTAATGCCACAGTAGATACCACAACCTACCTCGGCCGCGTCACCTATGCAGGTGTCTGGGATGGTACGTTTGGTGCCGCTACATGGTGCGCGGATCCAGCTTGGTGCCTGTGGGATCTACTGACCAATACGCGCTATGGGGCCGCCATCCCAGCCAGCAGTCTTGATCGCTACGACTTCTACACAATCAGTCAATACTGCAACACTTTGGTCAGTGATGGCAAGGGCGCCCAGGAGCCACGGTTCCTTTGCAACCTGCTGCTCAACAGCCGCGATGAGGTTTACAACGTAATCCAGGAGTTCACGGCATTATTCCGTGGGATTGTTTACTACGGCGCCGGCACGTTGGTGGTCAGCCAAGATAAACCATCTGATCCGCAGTACGTCATCACGGCAGCCAACGTGATTGATGGTATCTTCAACTACTCAGGCACATCACAGAAGGCACGCGCCAGTACCGCAACCATCGGCTACCAAACCTATGAGGGCCTGGGCGAGGTTGAGTTTGAGTACGTCGAGGATGCTGCGGCGATTGCCAAGTACGGCATCATCAACCGTGATGTCAAGCTGCTCGGTTGCTACAGCCAAGGGCAAGCCGCTCGCGCTGGTAAGTGGATGCTGCTCAGCGAGCAGAACCTCACGGAAACCGTCACCTTTGCCGTCTCAATCGACAGCGGGATCGTGCTGCGCCCTGGCATGGTCATCAATGTCGCAGACCCCTTGAAGGCTGGCTCACGGCGCGGTGGCAGGATCAGCAGTGCAACAGCATCAACCATCACGATCGACAGCACCGAAAACTTAAGCATCACCGCTGGCACTTTCCCATTCCTTAAGGTGATGATGCCAACCGGATTGGTTGAAACTAGGGGGATCCTCGGCATCTCAGGCGCTGTGATCACAGTCTCACCTCCGTTCAGTGAAGCGCCCAATTCGCAATCAATATGGCTGATCGAAACAACAGACGTAAAACTGCAAACGTTCCGGGTTATTACAGTTTCAGAATCTGAACCGGGTGTCTTTGGTGTAACCGCACTGGCATACAACGAGACTATCTATAGTGCAATCGAAAGCGACCTAAAAGTAACACCGCGTGACATCACAAGTCTTGGCACCCACCCGAAACCGGTAAGCAGCATCAGTGGCGTTGAGTTTCTTTATGAAAGCGGCCAAAGCGTATTGACTGGTTTCGACCTTAGCTGGATCAGTCCAGTGCAAAATACTGCTAGCTTCCGCGTTCAACATCGTCTAGGCAATAGTAACTGGATCACAACGGAAACAACGTCCCCATCATTGCGGATTGGTGATCTCCAAGCTGGTACGTTGCAGGTGCAGATCGAGGCGTTAAACAGCCTTGGCAATGCCAGCGTTATATCACCAGCCAGCTTTAACTTGGTTGGTAAGACTGCTGTTCCAGGTAATGTGCAAAACCTAAGCATTGAACCAATCAGCGCCAACAGCGCACGGTTACGTTGGGATAAAACGCGGGATCTTGATGTTAAGACTGGCGGCCTTATCAAAATCAGGCACAGCTCAAAGACTGATGGCACAGGCAACTGGAGTAATTCTATTGACCTAATCCCGGCCAAATCCGGCACGCAGACCGAAGCAATCGTGCCGCTGCTGGAAGGCGAGATCCTGGTCAAGTTCCAAGATGATGGCGGCAGGCAATCAACTGATGCGACAAGCGTCATCGTTGACCTACCGGAAACGCTAGGCTCATTGCCGATCGTAAGTCGCCGTGAAGATCAGGACAGCCCGCCATTTCAAGGCACCAAAACAAATGTCTTCTATAGCGAGGAGTTTGATGCACTAGCCTTAAATGGAATTGGCCTTATTGATGAAATTGTTGATTTTGATTTAATTCCATCGTTTGACTATCTTGCGAATACATGGCCAGAAGGTAACTATGTATTTGCAAATACGCTTGATCTTGGCGCGGTCTATAGCATTGACCTAAGCCGGTATTTTGTCACCCGTGGTTTCTTCCCCAGCGACTTGGTTGATAGCCGTACAGCGGAAGTTGACTTCTGGTCTGACTGGGATGGTGCCGTCAACGACTCTGTTAATTCTGTCCTGTATTTACGGCGCACGAATGACAACCCATCCGGCACACCGACATGGAGTGAATATCAGCCCTTTGTGACCGGTACGTTCCTGGGTCGAGGGTTCCAGTTTAAGGCTGTCTTGCAATCAGGTGATCCGGCAGAAAACATCTTGATTGATGAACTGGGTTACGATGCTACGTTCCAGC